GATTCATGTTTTCATTCCCGATGAAATCGGGCAGCTCCGTGAAATCCCCCACCTAGCGCCAGTTCTGACGACGATTCACAATATCAACGAATATGAAAAGTCCCACTGGACCCGGAAGCGGATTGTCAACAACATTCTTGGGTTTGTCGGCAAGAAGGAAGAGGATCCCAATGAAGGGGCATCCTCAGGTTTGGCGGATGAGCAAGACCCAAGCACTGGGGAGATACTGTCTCGCAGCTCACCGGGGCAATGGGTTGAGCTGAATCCTGGGGAGCAGCCGTATCCGCCGCAATTTGGCCCTGATGATAACCAGTTTGAGATTGTACTAAAGACAATGCTGCGCCGGTTTTCGACTGGCATTACCAGCAGCTACTCAGCAATCAGCGGCGATCACAGTGATGCTAATTACAGCTCCATGCGTGAAGAGAAGCTGGAGGTTCGGGATTGGTATCGGGTTATGCAGTCTTTGTTTATCCAGCAATTCCACCAGCGAGTGTTTGAAGAATGGGTTGATGCTGCCGTAATGGCTGGCGTTTTGCCTGTTGAGTTATTTGGCAACTATTGGAACGAGCCAGAGCTTTACACGTCCCCACGCTGGCAGGCCCGCACATGGAGCTGGGTAGATCCCGCGAAGGAGATGAAAGCGTATAAGGATGCGCAGGAAATGGGACTGCAGTCAACCTCTGACCAGATGGCAGAGCTTTATGGAACTGATCTGGAGAGCACTTGGGCGCAGATTGCGTACGAGGTGGCGTTGCGGAGAAGGCTGGGCCTGCCTGAGCAACAGAATGGGACGACAGCGGCTGCTCTGCCGGGAATGGGTACGGAAGGGGATTCATAGCCTGTAGCAAGATCGCTATAGGCTGAATGACTGGCGTAGCAATTAAGGCCGCCGCCGACAACTCAGGGCTTGAAATGGCTTTGATTGGCGAGGTGGGCTGGGAGATTACAGCCCGAGAGGTGCAGAGCGCGTTGACGGGTCGCGATGAGCCGCTGACGATCAATCTGTTCAGCTATGGCGGCGATGCGCTGGAGGGCTTAGCGATCTATTCGATGCTGTCCCGGTACGCAGGACGGAAGCGCGTGATTATTGACGGCGTGGCTGCCAGTGCTGCATCGTTGATTGCGATGGCTGGCGATGAGATCGTCATGCCAGAGAGCAGCTTCCTTATGATCCATGAGGCATGGGGGCTCGGCATTGGTGGCGCCAATGACCTCAGGAAGGAAGCTGATCTAATCGATCGGATTTCGACTGCGTATCGGCAAGCGTACGTTGATCGCTCTGGACTGAGCGAGGATGACGTGCGTTCTCTGATGGCCGCCGAGAGCTGGCTTACTGCTGCCGAGGCTGTTGAGTTTGGGTTTGCATCGGAGATGGCACCGGCTCGCGATGTGAAGGCAGCTGCTGTGCCCTTGGGTCGATTCGCCAAGATGCCGCAGGCATTGGCCAAACTGGTGGAGTTTGTCGAGCCACGGAAGCCAGTTGCCAAGACTGCTGCTTTGGTTGATGCGGTAACTGAACCGCCCGTGGATGATCAGGTGGCGAAGGAAGAGAATGAGGAGGTGCATAGCCTGAATGGAGAAATGCAAACCGCATCTCCTGCTATGACAACCCAGACCATTGACGTTGCAGAGCGGGAGATGACCGCTGTGCAGGCTGAGCGCGAGCGCTCGAAGACCATTCGGAATATGTGCGAGAAGGCCGGCGCAGGCAACGAAAAGGCCGATGAATACATCGAGTCTGGCGCCAGCGTGGACTGCGTTCGCGCCGAGCTGTTTGAGCTGGCGATGCAAGCCAAGGGTGCCAAGAGGGTCGAGATGAGCGGTCGCATGCAGTCGAGCGCTGATGGCCTGATCGGCATGTCTGACCGCGAGGTGAAGCGGTACAACATCCTGAATGCGATTCGGCACTTTTCTGACCCGACCGATGCCCGTCTGCGTGATGCTGCCGGACTGGAGCTGGAAGCGTCCGCCGCTGCGGTGAAGCATTCGGGCCGCGAGCTGCAGGGCTCGTTCCGCATCCCCGCCGACGTGATGGTCGCGCAGATCCCCGGCATGGGCGCCGGTCGTAAGAACATCCGCGCTGATCAGACCGCAGGTGGATTCACCACCGGCGGTGCGCTGATTGACACCGACCTGCTGATTGGCTCGATGATTGAGCTGATCTACAACCGCCTGAGCATCACCGCTGCCGGCGCCACCGTGCTGAGCGGTCTGGTGGGTGACATCGACATCCCCAAGGAAACCGCCGGCCCTACTCACTACTGGGTTGGTGAGGGCCAGGCGCCTGACGCCTCTGAGATCCTGGTTGGCCAGGTCAGCCTCACGCCCAAGACTGTCGGTGCGAAAACTGTCCTGACGCGCCGTTTCATCGGCCAGACCGGATTCTCCTCCGAAGCCTGGGTTCGCAGCCACCTGAGCCGCAAGGTCGCCCTTGGTATTGACAAGGACTTCCTGTACTCCCCAGGCGGATCCAAGCGCCCCCTGGGCCTGCGGTACACCGATGGGGTGAAGACTGAAACGCTGTCCGGCGGCCAGGCGAAGACCATCAACAGCGTAAGCTATAACTTTGGCACCTTCCTCAACCTGGTTGAGATGGAAACGAAGGTGAGCCTGGCGAACCTGGATGTGCCCAGCATGGCGTACATGATGAACGCCCATGCAAGGGGCGTCTACAAGACCACGCTGGAGAACGCTCAGAGCGACTTCTACGTTCTGCGCAACAACGAGATCAACGGCTACCCGGCCCTGATGTCAAACCAGCTGGAGGTGAATAATAGCCTCTTCGGCGACTTCTCGCAGGTGCTGCTGGCGTTCTGGAGCGGCCAAGACATCGGCGTGAATCCCTATAAGTATCAGGATTCCGGCAGCGTTGAGATCAGCATCCTGCAGGATTGCGACTTTGGGGTTCGCTATCCCGAGGCCTTTGTGTGGGGTATCTGAGGATGGAAGTCGAGATGCTCGAATCGATGGTGATCAGTCGCAAGGATCGAGAGATCGGCGACGTGGTTACTGTTGATAACGACTTTGGCCTTCACATGATTCGCAGCGGGTGGGCAACTGAGCACACTGCTCCCGCCCCAGCCGCTGAGGTCGAAGGCGAATCGCCACGCCGTGGCGGAAAACGCCGCACCACGGACAACAACCCCGTGCTCAGCACGGTCACTCAGCCCCCCACGGAGGAAACCTGACCATGGCTATCAGACAACGCAACCTGGAGGCGCTGCATAGCGTCACCATTCTGGCCCCAACCACTGTGTCAGCGGCGAACAACACCACCGCCGTTAATTGCCATGATTTTGATGGTGATGTGTGCCTAATCCTCACCGCCCCTGCCAGCGCTGCCGGCAGCGCCATGAAGGTGAAGGTGCAGGCCGGCGATGCGTCCGACGGTAGCGATGCCGTAGACGTCACCGGCGGCGCATTCCCTGACCTGGCCGTCGCCGCTTATCACAACCGGCTGGTGATCTCGAAAGACGATCTGCCGTCCCGGCTGCGGCTGAGTTTCTTCGATGAAACCGGCACTTATAGCGCTGTTGTGAGCTGCGTTGCGGTTGGCATCAAGAAGTACCGGCCCTGATCGCAATGATCCAGGAGATCCCCGATGATTTCCTGCTGGCTGACTTCGGCTCTAGCGTAACTGCTGGGGCCGTTGTTGGTTTAGGGATTATGGATCGCCAGTCGCAGGTGATGATGGGCGATCAGGTGATCAGTGTGGAGTATGCGCTGACGGTGCGGGCTGATTTGTTTGGTGGGTTGGGGTATGGGGATCAGGTGTTGCATGAGGGGCAGGTGTATAGGCTGCAGCATGAGCCACTGAAGTTGGCTGATGGGAGGTTTTGTGTGATGGTGCTGGAGAAGATTGAGGCGATTGCGATGTATATCACTACGTTGGCCGGGTTGCGGCTGAAGACACTTGATGATCGATTGCTGGTGACACTCTGATGGCTGACGTAACGATCACGGGTTTGCCTAATGCGACGGTGCCATTGAGTGGCACTGAGAGGGTGCCTATGGATCAGGGTGGGACGACGGTAGATGCGTCAACGCAGGCGATTGCGGATTTATGTGGTGGATCGATTACGGCGGCGGTTAATGCACACGTTGCTGCTGCGGATCCGCATGGGCAGTATGCGTTGGAGTCGACTTTGGCGACGGTTGCAACGACTGGAGCGTATGGCGATCTGAGCAACCGGCCAACGCTCGGTAGTGCTGCGGCACAGAACGTCGGCACGGCAGCCGGGAATGTGGTGCAGCTCGATAATGCTGGCAGGCTTCCGGCGGTGGATGCGTCGCAGTTAACGGGGTTGCCGTCAGGTGGTGTCAGCTCAGTGTCTGGGACTGCACCGATTGTCAGTTCTGGTGGCAATACCCCGGCGATCAGCATCACCGCTGCGACCACCAGCGCCGCCGGTTCGATGAGCGGCGCCGACAAGACCAAGCTCGATGGTATCCAGGCCGGCGCCGAGGTAAACGTCAACGCCGACTGGAACGCCTCCAGTGGTGACGCCCAGATCCTGAACAAGCCCACCTTGGGGACAGCCGCTGCTGCAGCAACGACAGACTTTGCTCCAGCAGCGCAGGGTGTGACCAATGGCAACAGCCATGATCACAACGGCGGCGATGGTGCGCAGATCGCATATGGCAGTTTGTCGGGACTGCCCTCGATTCCCGGCCCGACCGATCTGAGTTACACGGCGAGCAGTCGGCTGCTGGGCAGCTCTACAGGCGCTGACGTGACGTTGCCTGAGGCGAGCACGACGTTGGCCGGCCTGATGAGTGGGGCGGACAAGACAAAGCTCGACGGGGTTGCCTCTGGCGCTCAAGTGAACGTCGCCACCAACCTCACCTACGACGCCGCCAGCCGCGAAGTGCGCAGCTCGACTGGGGATGACGCGGTGCTCCCCCTAGTCAACAGCACTACAGCGGGTCTGGCCAGCGCCACCGACAAGCAAAAGATCGACATTGCCGTGGTGAGCGATGTCACAGGAATCACAGGCGCCGATGCAGTGACCAACATTGTCAGCCTGACCCAGGCCGAGTACGACGCGATTGCATCACCAAGCGCATCAACCCTGTACGTTATTACGAGCTGAGTATGCCTACGACTACTGGGAAAATCTATCTGGGCAGCACGCTGGTAGCAGGCGGTGCGGGTGGTGCAGCGGCTGACGAGTGGGTGCGAAATGCGGCGTGGCCAGCGTTGACCGCACCTGGCGCGGCAGAGCAGAAGATCGTTGGCCTCTATGCGGTGTGGCCTGGCGATGGTGTTGGCAAGGGTGGCAACTTTTTCGCATTCTTAGCCCAAGGCGCCTACATCATCAATTATGGCGATGGGACGACGACGAACTATGCAAGCAATGCCAGAGCAGATTATGAGTTTGACTTTAACTCTGCTGCGCTGGCTGGAACGAATGCGCCGGTTACGTTTACGGCTGCAACTAGCACTGTCAACCGCACGGCTCATGGGCTGAGCAATGGCGCGATTGTACGGTTCTACAGCATTGTTACCACAACGGGAATTGTTGCGAAGCAGCGGTATTTTGTTGTTAATGCAGCAGCAAATACGTTCCAAGTTTCGCTGACTGCTGGCGGCAGTCCGGTAACGTTTACGGGTGACGGTTCGGCCACGTTGCTGCCGTATAAGGTGGCGGTAGTGACGATTACACCACAGGCAGGACAGAACCTAACAGTTGCCAACTTCTTTCAGAAGCATGGACAGACGGGGTTGGTGAATGGTTATGCGACAGGATGGCTGGATATTGCGATGGCATTGCCGCAGGTCAGTGGCACGGGATTAACGATTGGGGGTTCGACGACTGTTGTTCACGCAAATGTAGAGCGGATCAACATTGTATCGGTTGGTGCGTTGACGAGTATGGCATCAACCCTGTTTCAGGGCTGCCGCTCATTGCAATCGCTGCCGTCACTGCCTAATGCCACAGCAGTTACGAACATGAGCAGCATGTTCAGCGGCTGCCCCAGTCTGCAAACAATCCCTGTATTTCCAGGCAGTGTTGCAGCAGTTACGAACATGAGCAGCATGTTCAGCGGCTGCAGCAGTCTGCAAGCAATCCTTGCATTTCCAGGAAGTGTTGCAGCAGTTACGAACATGGCTACCATGTTCCAAAGCTGCAGCAGTCTGCAAACAATCCCTGTATTTCCAGGCAGTGTTGCAGCAGTTACGAACATGGGCGGCATGTTCCAAGGCTGCTTCAGTCTGCAAACAATCCCTGTATTTCCAGGCAGTGTTGCAGCAGTTACGAACATGAGCAGCATGTTCCAAAACTGCAGCAGTCTGCAAACAATCCCTGCATTTCCAGGCAGTGTTGCAGCAGTTACGAACATGAGCAGCATGTTCCAAAGCTGCAGCAGTCTGCAAACAATCCCTGTATTTCCAGGCAGTGTTGCAGCAGTTACGAACATGAGCAGCATGTTCCAAGGCTGCACCTCCCTGGAAAGCATCCCGCCGCTTGACATGAGCGGCATTTCCTCAGCAGCAAATGCCGCAAACTTTGTCGCCAACTGCTCATCCCTCGCCCGTGCCCAGCTTACAGGAATGCGCTTCTCATTCTCTGTAGCCAGCTGCAAGTTATCAGCCGCCGCACTGAACGAACTATTCACCGGCCTGCCTGTTGTTACCGGCCAAACAATCACTGTAACCGGCAACTACGGCATCAATGGAGCAGGCTACGACCCCACCATTGCCACCGCCAAAGGGTGGACCGTTACCGCCTAATGATCGCCATGTCCTACCCCGGTTTCTACAAGTTCACCGATGACCTGCTCCAGTATGCAGGCACCAGCGTTTACGCGCCAGGATTTACGCTAACCGCCGCAAACCACGCTGATTACATCTACCCAGTAGATGATTGGTACTGGTTTGACAGTCGCCAGATAGCCGAAGCATTTTGGGGAATCAATGGTCAGTCCGATGCTCAGTGGGTGCAGTTTGGCTCCGCAGTGCAGGCCTCCGAGGCGATCAATCAACTCCTAGGAACGGCCCTGCAGCAGCTTCCGGCCCTAGGCCTTGGGTTGGGTGTGGGCCTCGGCAAGGCTGCCGATGGGGATGCTCGGGTGTTTCTCGACTCCTGGTCGATGGCCCGTGGGCTGGGCCTGATCTCTGATCAGCTGCTGGCTGGGGTGCTGAGCATGGCGCAGGGGTTTGATCTGCCAGCCGCTTTCACCGAGGCGCTGACGGTGCCGCCTCCGGCCCAGAACCTCGGCCAGGAATGGACCTCCCCCACCGGCACCCTCTACCGGGTAGCCCAGGCCGCTGGGGAGGATGGGCAGTTCCTCCCCGATGACCCACAGACCCCGCCCAGGGAATCCCTGCGGTGGGTGGTGGTTGAGCCATGAGAGTGCCAGGCCTTCACCTCCTCAGTTATCAGCGCACAACAGCTTTTGTATGCGCTGCCAGGAAGCGCGTCGTTCCCGTAATTTCTCCCGCTCGTTGACCGGTTCCGTTACAGGCTTGCAGGCCGCAAAAACTGCCTGCCAATCAACCTCAAGACTATCCCATGCTTCCTTAGCTTGTGAAAAGTCTGGAAGTGATTCCAGGGAGCGACAGGCACTGAACATAGAAGCGTAGTTGATAGCCACAGAGCTGTCGCAACCTTCACCCCACTTTTGAGTGGCAGGCTGGTTGGCGTCGTATGCACAACCGTCTTCAAAGGCAAAGTCAGCCTCAACTGCTGCAATTCTGTAACGCAATCTTTTGTCACCATAGCTTCCATCATCTGGAGCCTCTTGCCCTGGCATAAAAATTTCACAAGGCCTCCCGTTTGCCCTGCTGTTAGCAATGTTGATTGCTGAGTTCAAGCTAGTGGCGATTCCACAAAAGATGTCTATTAAATTGCTGTCTCCTTCGTACCAGAGATAGAAGACCGCAAATAGCCGTTTGAATGGTTCGCTCGTCAAGTAGTCTTTAGTCATCAGTCTGCTCCTGAGTAGCGGATTGGTCGCGCCTCGGGGATGCCAGTCCGCCGGGGCACATAAATAGGGTAGCACTGGACAGCCGAACGCATGGTATCGCAGGTCGCGACTGCCGCAGGCGTTCATCAGTGGGCTGCAGGCGGGACTCCAGGCAGTGGCATGGCAGTGGCCCGAGAACCCGACGAGGTTCCAACCATGGACTGCGCCAGATGGCAGCGAATGGATTTACGACCAGCCCCGGAACAGCGCAGGCCAATACCTCGCGGACGATCCTGAAACCGAGGTTTTAGAATCTGCGTTGCGGTGGGTTCCAAAACCGTAGCCGTAGTAGATTCGGCCACTACCATGCCCTACCTCTTATGACCTGCCCCAACTATTCCTGGACCGAGGTTGCGATGCTGGCAGCAGGAATGTCGCCCCTGCTGCTGTTTACCGCGTTGTTTTTCGCAGCGTTGGTCAGGGTCCAGTGGACCGAGTAGTGATCCGCGACCACCAGCGACAGCTCGCCCAGCAGTTGCTACAGGATGCCGATGAACGTGCCGACTACCTGCACGCCAGGCCATCGCTCACCCCGGACCAGTGGCGGCTGATCGCGCAGTGGCTTCTGGAGGAACCATGCCCTACCTGATCCGTATCACCGTTGCCGTCGCCCTAGTGGCCGCGTTGATGGTCTGGCTGCTGGGTGCCCTGCCCCTGCCGTTGGCGCTGCTGTTGGCGGTCATCGTCGGCTGGGGGGTGTTCGATCTGCTACAGATCCGCAACCCACGCTCGATCAGCGGCCATGCTGCCCTGATTCCTAAGCATGGTGCCGTTCATCCCATCCATCAGCAGCACGTCAAATCCACGCTGCCAGGCTGACTTCATCCCGGCAAGATTCGGCACCAACGGCCAAGCATGATCAGTGTCCAGCACCTGCGGGCCACGGAACCCAGGCACACCACCAATCTGGGCGATGCTGCTGCCCTGTGGTGCAATCCAGTCGGCACCGGAGGCGACCATCCACGTCTCTTGCTTGCCCTTGCTGGGCCTGATGCCACGGGCATAGGAAACGCCTACGGGTTTGTTGGTGAGCTTCTTGACCAGTCCAACAACCCACCGCTGGAACCACCCCGTGCTGGTGGCCATGAGTTCGTTGCCAACCTCATAAATCACGTTGTCGTAGGGCTCAAGCGTCCGCACCGTGCGGGTGATGTGCCGCTGCTGGAGTTTGTTCCATGGCCCTTGCGTATGAACCTGATCGTGGCTGGCGGGACCTAGGCCATTGAACGGGTGCTGCTCCCATGCACGCGGGAAGATGTCGGGGATGCTGCCCTCGAACAGCACCACGCCGGTCACGATGTCCCGGCGCTCAGCCCTCTTGACGGTGCGCTCCAGCGCCCGGTAATACTTGCGGTTCAGGCTGCCGTCGTTGCGATATGGCCCATCCTGGATCTTGATCAGCCCCGGCGTGTTGCTGCCCCACAGGCTGTTTTCACCGACGAATCCCTTTGTCTCGATCGTCCATAGCCGGGTAAAGGGCCTGACGCTTTTGGATGGCTCAGGCAACGCCAGCTGCTGCAGGCTGATCCGTTCGCCCGCAATGCGCTGGACCGTGTTCCAAGTGTGTGATCCTGCCAGGCGCACCGGCCGGCCGTCCCAGGTGAAGCTGTCGCCTTTAATGCCGATCACAGTCAAGCCATAGCCTTTGGAGTAGGTCTATCGAGTGGCGTGACAGCATCAATCCGCGAGCAAATCCTAAACCGGATTCATACTGTGACGCTGCCTGGCATTGCGGAGGTAGGGCAGCGGATCTACCGGAGCAGGGCGCAGGCGATGAGCAGGAATGAAGCACCTGCGATCATCGTGAGTCCTGGCAACGATGATCCATTCAATGCACCACGGACTACGGGTGCGAGTATGGGGCGGCTGGATCAGACGCTGGCGGTGCTGATCGAGGTGTATGTGCGGGGTGATATTCCAGACCAGCTGGCGGATCCGATTGGTGTGCAGGTGCACCAGCGGATGATGGCCGACCGGACAATGGGCGGGTTAGCAAAGGATGTGCAGCCAGATGGATGGAGGCCACAGTATGAGGCGGCTGACCTGACAGCAGGGTGGTTTGGGTTCCAGTTTTTGGTGAAGTACAGGACGCTGGACAGTGACATCTCAGTGGCTCCATAGGCTGAGGGTAGATCCGGCACTAGCTAGGGATGGGCGAACCTTTCTACCCAATGAACCACGGCATCAGCGGGCGATACGTCTGCGGTGCTGATGGCGTGATGCGTCCCGAGGGTGAGGCACTGCCCGAAGCCGAGGCCAAGCCTGCTGCGAAGGCCCCGACCATTAAGACCACGGAGAAAAACTGATGGGCCTGTTGATCCGCAATAGCTTCATTCTTGCCAAGACCGAGAGCACTTACGGCACCGATTCAACGCCTACCGCATCCGATGCGGTGAAGGTGGTGAGTATTGAGGTGAATCCGATCACGGGTGATCGTGTGCAGCGGAACCTGCTTAAGGGGTTTTTGGGTGCTGATCGTGCACCGCTGACCAATGAGCATGTGGCGGTGACGATTACCTTTGAGTGGTCCGGTTCTGGAACTGCTGCGACTGCGCCACGATTTGCGCCATTGCTGCTGGCGAGCGGGAAGAATGAGACGCTGGGCGTTGAGATTACCGGCGCTGCGACTGCTGGCGGTGCCGGGAGCTTAACGCTGGCGGATCTTGGCGGCAGCAATCCTGCGAGCGATGCGTATGTGGGGTTTCCGATTGAGATCACCAGCGGGACTGGCAGCGGCCACAAGGGGATCATCGTTGCACACAATGGCAGCACCAGGGTTGTGACGGTGCTGCCGACTACTGCAGCGTTTACCGGCGGCGGTGATAGTCAGTATCGGATTTCAGCTCGATCGGTGTATCAGCCGATTTCGACATTTGGCGCCAATTCAAGCGCGACGCTGGTGTGCGTGAAGGATGCGAATGTGCACCGGATTGTTGGATTTCGTGGCAGCCCTGCATTGAGTGCACCGCTGAACCAGTATGGAACGTTCACGATTACTGGTGTAGGGCGTTATCAGACACCGGTTGCGAAGACGAGTGAATCGTTCAGTTATGGAGCACAGGCCGAGCCGCTGCCTGTGACTCCGAGCCATACGAAATCGCTGCAGTTCCAGGGGTATGGACCGTGCAGTGAAGGGTTTACGTTTGACTGGGCAAATAGCGTAAGTTTCAGGAGTTTGATCAACTGCACACCGCAGGCGCGGATAACGGACAGGCCGAATCCGAATGGTACGTTGACGATTGAGAATCCAGCTGTTGCGACGAAGAACTATTTTAGCAGCGCAGCGGATAATAGCGGCGCGAGCGATGGTGTGTTTGTTGTGCAGCAAGGCACTGTATCTGGCAACAGTTCGATTCTGTTTATGCCGAACACTCAGATCAGTGGTGATCTGAGTTTCCCTGATTCGGATGGTATCGACATGATGGGCATTCCGTTTACGGCACTGCCCAAGACCCAGAACGACGAAACCCGGCTGGTGTTCTTCTGATGATGAAACACCAAGACTGGGAGATCTGACCTTAAGTTACAACCCATTTATTTCCATTCCCCTGATTTAGTCCCATGTTCCATCTGTATCAGCCTGAGTTTATTGAGTGGCCGGTGAGTGTTGATCTGCCGGCCAAAGGTGGAGTCAAGAAGCCCTACAAGTTCACCGCTCATTTCAGCGTGCTGGATGAGCAGGACGCGCAGGCGCTGCAGGACCAGCACAATCAGATGCTGGTGGCCATGCGCAAGCGCATTGAGGCGCTGCAGGGCTATGCCAAGGACGAAGAGGCCTCACTGAGCGACCCTTTGCCATGCACCTACCAGGATCTGGCGGATGAGGTGCTCTGCGGCTGGGGCGATGAGGTGGTGGGCGAGGATGGCGAGCCGATCGAGTTCAGCGACGCCACCAAGGCCCAGCTCTACCGGGTGCAGGGCGCCAGTGCTGCGATCTTCAAGGCCTGGCTGGAGAGCCTGGGCCAGCCCTCTGAGAAGGCCGCTGCGAAGGCCGGAGGGTTCCGGGCAAAAAACTCATAGACGCGGCGCGGTTCCTCGCCGCTGCCGCGAAGGGTGACCCGGCCGACAACGGCAAGGACGCGGCTGACGCTGCGGCGGTGTTCGGCCTGGCGGTGCCTGAGGTCGAGCGGCGGCCGGAGACGTTCGGCCTGCTGGCGGAGAACGTCGAGGCGATCGGCTGGTTCATGAAGCTCCAGACCCAGTGGCGGATGGGGATGAATGGGCCCGTGGGACTTGACTACCAGGTGTTTCTCCTATGGGCCAAGGATGAGGGCGTGAAGCGCTCTGACCGGTTGTGGCTGCTGGAGGATCTGCGGCTGGTTGAGCGGGAGTTTCTGGGGGTGATGAGGGAGGATCCGTAGGCTGATCTCAGGAATGGCAGCCGAATAGAGCATGGCCCGGATGAGCCTGGATACCGCCATCCGGCTGTCGGCCGAGGTGAAGGGCGGCGGGAATATCGACCGGGTGAAGAAGTCGCTGCAGGATCTGGGCAAGAACAGCCAGACCACAGCACGCGAGATCAGCACCCTGCGGGCCGCGACGTTCCAGTTCGCCCGCGCTAACGACAACACGATCGCCGGCATCCGCAGCAGCATTGGCGCATTCCGTGGGCTGCAGGAGCAGGCCAAGATCGGCAGCAGGGAGTTTCAGCGGTACGGGGCGGAGATCCAGAAGCTGGAAGGGAAGCTGCGGGGGCTGGATGGGACGGCAGCGGCGGCGGGTGATTCACTGGGCCGCAGGCTGGCAGCGGGCCTCGCCGGCAGCCTGGCCACCATCGGCGCCGGCAGGGCCATCGGCGGATCGCTGGGCGCCGTGGTGGCGAGTGAGGAGTCAGAGCGGCGGTTGAGGTCGCTGTCACAGGGCCTTGACGATTACAGCCGGGTGCAGGCCACTGCTACCGCAGCCGCGCAGAGGTTCGGCACTGCGCAGACGCAGACCAATCAAGAGTTCGCCCAGATCTACGCCAGGCTGCGGCCAGTCGGGCTGACGCTGGAGGAGATCAGCACGGTCTACAACGGATTCAACACGGCAGCGAAGCTGAGCGGCACCACGTCGGCTGAGGCCAGCGCGGCGTTTCTGCAGCTGAGCCAGGCGCTCGGCACCGGCGTCCTGCGCGGCGAAGAACTGAACAGCGTGTTTGAGCAGACCCCGGCGGTGGTGCAGGGCATCGCTGAAGTGATGGGCGTGCCGATCGGCCAGATCCGCGAGCTTGCGAAAGAGGGCAGGATCACCGGCGACATCGTGCTGACCGCTCTCGGGCGGATCGAGCGCGACGGCGCCCCCAAGCTGGCTGAGGCGATGAAAGGCCCGGCTCAGCAGTTCCGCAACCTGCAGATTGCGGGGCAGGAGCTGCAAATTCAGTTCGGGCAATCGCTGCTGCCAGCCACCATCGCGCTCACTAAGGCGGCAACCGGAATACTGGAGCAGACCAGCAAACTGCCAGAGCCGATCAAGCAGGTTGG